TTATAGTATTGGTTGCAGCAGTTATTAATGTTGAAGAAGGCATATTACTCAATTAAACCTAAACCTTTATGTATATTAAAACTAAAAATTTGTTCAAGTTTACCGCCATCTTTTACCCAATCTACGTTAGAAGAAACATGTTCTGATAAAGTAGTGTATTCATCATCCCAATTAATAATACCTTCAGCTTGAGTTAAATTAGGGGTAGGGTCATAAACGTAAAATTTATAATATAATTTTATTGGGGTTTGAAGGCCTGACCCGAAAAATGCACTTAAAGGATAAGAAGAAAGCGGATACGTGTTAATTGGATAAGCAGTAGTCGGTAACAAAGACTGTAAATTAAGAGCAGTTACCACTGAATAAGAAGTAATAAACGGTACTTCTATAAGTTCAAAATATTGAGAATTAATAATACTGTTTACTACAATTTTTTGCCCGGCTGAAACTATGGCGGTATCTATGTTATATGCGGTTAATACTCTACCTAAATTAGAATGCGCCGATAAACTAAAATCTCTATTAAATAAAGAACGAGCCCCCCAAAGTTTACTCTGTGGTATAGAAAAAGTATCAAAGACCTGTCTTAAAGCTGGTGGAGATTTAAAATTGTAATTATCATATTCTACCTGTAATGATTCAGCTATAGAATAAAATTCATTTATATTACATGTTACAGGGTCAGCGACGTTAGCGGTAAAATTAGCTATTTTTTCGTATATTTTAGTACCGAAATTTTCATCTACTTCTGCGCTTGTACCCGCCACTGTAGTTAAATAACTATCAAAAAATACTGAATTTTCGTTAATAGTAGATTGTAAAGCGTATTGTTTTAAAGTTGGGCCGTAATCAAAAGCTTCATTAAATTTACGAGAATATAAAGTATTATAATAGTCAACTACGCGTATTTGCGCGCTAGTGCCTGAAACCGGGGCATTAGTTACTATGCTACCTGGTATAATTAAAGTATTAGGATTAAAACCGCTTAGAGGGCTTGCAGAAGGGTCTGCTACGTAGCATATGCCACCTTCAGAAGTAGAAAAATTAACAGGGGCTATTCCTGAAAGCTGCATAGTACCCACTGAATACGGAGTAACAGTAGTTTCAAACCAACCGCCAGTATAGTTAACAGCATCGTTGTAACGGGCAAAAGAACCAGAAACAAAATTACTTAACACAGCTAATGTGCCTATTGAATTAGCGCTTAAAGAAACCGGTCTATTATTAAAAGTAGCTATAGCTGAATTACTTGGAGAGCTATTAGCAGAAAGAGAAATATTAATTATATTACCTGTATTAAATTCGTCGACTAACCCAACGTACGGTAATTGTAACAAAGGCTTATCAGACAAATAAGCCCGGGTATCTGTATAAATAGGGCTATTAACTGTAGTTATAAATTTACTTTCGACACGAGGCCAATATGTAGGGTATAAAGGTAAATAGCCGTCAAGAGTAAAAGAAATATGATCCGGTATTAATGCTTGTATATAATATTGACTAGAAAGAGAAACTAATGAGTTAGAATACGAAGGTAAATTACCATATTCAAATTTTTGCGGGTTGTAAATTTTTTCTGTATTGTATCTTATCCATAAAGTCGGTACATTTATGCCAGCTGATAAAGTATAAACATAGCCGAGGCTACTATCATACGTGGTTAAAACAGTTGTATACTGAGAAGGTAAATCATCTATATAATAAAAATATATTGTTCCAGTATGCCCAACTAAAACTCCGTTATTTGAGCGTATACCAGTAGATAAAATACGTACTTCAGTACTTGTTAAAGGGGTATAAGATGTAAAAATATCTCCATCTTCAGTATCAATGCTAGGTACTGTAGTAAAACGCCATTGCGGTCTTAATCTACTATACTGAGAAGGTAACACTTCGGTAGCTGGTTGAGAAAAAGAATTTTCAGAATAAAAATCAAAAACAATACTACTTAATACTGTATTATTAGCCGTAAAATTAAATGCTAGAGGAATAGCTCCACTTACAGTACCAGATTTACACGATTGATAACCATGCCAGATTGCACCATACGTTTCAGATTGTCCAGAACTTAAATCTGGCCAAGCGGTATAATTCCATGAAAGATTATCAGTTAGATAATTACCTGCTGTAACGAGGGTTGAAAATGTTAATTGCTCTATACCTGGACCTATTAAGTTAAAATCAGTACTTTCTATACGTAAAAGTAAAGAAGAAAGGGTATCTGTACCTGAGCTCCCAGAAACTGAAATAATACTGTTATTAAAATTAAACGCGCCAAGTTTTACTTCGTATATCCCAGGCCATTCATATATATGTTGTACATTATAGCCTAGTTCATATGTTCCGTCTCCAAACCACCATATTAAATAATATGTCTGAGTTACAGATGCTTCATTAAAACCTTCATTGGGTACTACAGAGCAAGTAAACGGGGTTGCTTTAGTAAACCCGCTTAACGGTAAACTTGAAAGGCCTGTTACCGAAATACTCGATATACTATTTGTCTGTAGTAAAGCCATCTTTAGAAGTTAATAATAGATGTGGTTTGACTCAATCCTGGTACAACCACGACTCTAGCCATTATTTCGTCTATTTTATCTAAATAGATGGTTTGAAAATTAGGTAAAGTAAATGTTTTAGTAGTTACTGTTATATCTTGTGTAGGGTAAGATGGATTCCAGACTATTAAAGACACCCCGTTAGTAACTACCCCGCTATTTTCTGTGGTTACAGTTCTTACTCCGTCTATAGAAAGAATCTGATTAGTTAGTTCATTAGGATTAACTGTAGAGCCTAAAACTGCACTTACTGGATCAAAATACGTAGTGAGTATTGTTTTTACTTTGTCTTTTATTACTGAAGGAACAACTTTAGCATTATCATTTAAAGTAACCACTAAGGTAGAGCTTGCAACGTCTGTTAAAGTAAGTTGTTGGTACTGAGTACCGATAGAAACAGCTTTATAAACAGGATCCATTACAATAACCTGCGAAGTAAGCATTTTCTTATCTTCTACATTAGAAATAATAAGTTGTTTCTGGGCAGGCGTTAAATAACTGACGTATTTAACATTTAAAAGTTTTGTAGATTTAGGTAAAGCGTAAACGTAAACATTATTAAAATTACAGCTATCTGCAAAATTAACTTGATTATATAGTACTCTGTAATCGCTTCCAGGGTTAGTAAGTCCTATATCGTATAGATATTTTATGTGATTAGTAATGTAGCCGTTATTATTATAAACTTTAACATCATTAATAATATTAGCAAAAGCAGACTTTATGTAAGATACAAAATCACTAGGTGTTACTAAGCGAAACTGAGATTTAAATGAAGCAGGAGCGTATTTGCGTATACTATCTACTGACTCTATAGGGGTGTAAGTGGTAGAAAGATTATCATTAATATAATTAAGATAACTTATGTTTACGTCTGTGAGTAAAGTTAAATCAGAACTTATTACATTAGCTGCTATTTGATTAAATTGTATAGTATTATAAAGAGCAGCCGGGCGACCATTTATTGCTCCTGTACCAACTTCTCCAGCTGAGCCTAAAGTCTCGAGATAATAAATTGCTACTGTGTCGTTAAGTTTTAATTGTCGACCGTTAATATCATCTCCAAATTTAATTTCGTAATTTTTGTTTTCGTTTAACCGTACTTCAAATTTAGTTGCAGTTGCGTTTTCTAAATAAAGAGACTCGGTACGAGTCCATTGAGTCCATAAACCTGTGTCAATGTCTTTTATATAAACATCAATATTAAAATGGTCTATTATATTATTGTTACCAGGTATAACGAAGACTATTTCGTTAGACTCGCCACGAGCAATATATAACGGATATTCAATATATTTGCCCTGGTATAAAAGATACTGATTACCTACTTCAGTTAATGCTTGTAAACCTGAAATTGCTTTTGTAAAAGTAACATCGGTATTAAACGAATAAGGAGCATTACCAGCTCTAACAAAAGTGTAACGCGGAATTGTGTAGGTACCTATAGGTAATTGAGATGTTGCTGATACAGCAAAACTTAATGTTGGTGCTTGGGCTCCTACCGGGGAATAATTAAGCTGTTTAACTATACGGTTAATGTTTTCATATAACTGCGCTTCACTAAACATGCTTTCAGTAGCAGTTTGATTCATATAATACATTAATGTATGAAACGAATATGAAATAATATTGTTTATGGCATTAAGATTAGAACCTTCGTATGCTTGATCAGTAAACAAACCGCTATTAGATAGTTTTGTACGGATGAAATCTTTTAACGAAACAGCATCAAATGCAACGTATTCGTTTTTACCTATATTAAGATCTGTTGAATCTGATTCTGTATTCATTTTAAACTAGTAAAGAAAACCCTTCTTTATTAAGGGAACCTACAACTTGCACGTTTTTGTTAAGAGAGGGCACGGAAATACTTAATGTAATAATGTACATTTGCTCGTCTGGGTTAATATCTATATTGACGTTTTGAACTCTTATACGAGGCTCAAAAACTGGAATTTCCTTAACTATCTTAGCACCTATTATACGCGCTATAGTGGATGAAACTGGTTCAAATAAATACTGTAGTAAGTTTAAGCCGTATTCAGGATTTAATAAATTTTGTCCGGGTAGAGTGTTAAACAGAGTTTTGATAGAATTTTTTATAGCATTCATATCATAATCTGCTTTAACGTCAGTGTCTACTGGATTACTAAAATCTAAATGTAAATCAGAATATAGATACTTGTTGGTAGTTATCTCTGTTTTCTTAAAGACGTTAAAAGTAATACTTGCCATTTTTAATACTTAGGAATAGATAGTAAAAACCATAAGTAATATTACATATTTTATGAAGAATAGCAAATTTGTACCTCTATACGAGACTATATACAATCGATATAAACAAGGTCACGGATTCCTTGAAGGCGACGTCGTAAAGCTTAAGGATGGTTACAAATCTGCTGATAGCTATAAACAGTTACCTGAAACCATTAAACAGCGTCTTGAAGATATAGCTAAGTCCGGTATGAATATGCGTTTAGGTAGATTGCATACCCCAGATGCTCAATATGGCTCATTTGGTTATTTAAATTTACCTGCTACTCATGCTGACCTCTATCAAGAAGTTGCGCCGGGCAATTTTGGCAATTTGGTTACTATTCCCTTAGATATAGTTGAAACAATTGATACTGGTGTAAATTTACCACCTGTATCTGATGCAGTAAAAGGAGATTCAAAAAATACTACCTATCAAGAACCAACTAAAAAAACTACTAGAAAGAACCCAGCAACGGATGAACAGACTAAAGTAGGGGAGGATCAAACTCATGCCAAGAAAGGAGACTATAAGTTACCTGAAAAGAATAGTAATAAACTTCCAGGTGCTAATAGTTATAACGATGAAAAGCCTTCTAAGTTTAAAGCTTTACCAAAGAATCAAACTAAGCCAAAAACTCTAAAAGAAAATGTAGAAGCATTAGAGAATATCTATACTCAAATTCTTACTGAGGATACTGCTGTTGCAACTGGAGATGTTTCAGAAGGAGATGAAAAACTATTATTCGGTAAAAGACAGCAAGTAGAAGAAAACATGGTAAAACCAGAATGCTGGAATAGAGAGACAAAGACAGCTATTGATGAATGTTGGAACGAAGACGGTTCCTTAAAAGATGAATGTTGGTCCAATAAACCTATGGATGAAAATTCCGAAAAAGCAACATTAGCACGAGATCTCTCTAGAAAAGCTTTAGGTTTAGATGTAGATGAAACAGGGGAAACTTTAGCTAAAGAAGCCCCTGTAAAGGCTGTAACCGGGAATCCTAACGATCCTTTTTACAATTGGCCGCCTTGGGCAACTACAGAAGCTGAGCCAAAGCAATAAGACAACTAAAGAAGTTAATTTCTTGATCCATAACTAAAGAGCTTCTATAGAGACTTTCAGAGACTTGCAGCAATGCAAGTCTTTTTTTATCTTCAGGTATTGAGCTTTTATAAATAGTGTTAAACAGATCTTTAAGAAGCTTAGGATAGTCGTTACCGAAAGTCTGTTCGCTTTCTATAACAAATCTACGCAATTCCATTAAGTCTTCTTTAGACACTAACTTACTTAAAATATCTTGTGCAAAACTTTCATTATTAATAATATCTTGAATACATAGCTTATTATTAATAACGCTACGTTGTATATAATTTATAATACGACGCAAATCAGGATAATAATAACGTATTACTTCTTTAATACGGTCAATCTGCTCTGGTGTTATTTCTACTTTTTCTTGCTGTAGAATATAAACTATTCGTTTTGCGTATTCTCTAATAGGAGGAGTAAAATCAGTAAAAACTTGACAGCGAGATTGAATGGGCTGAATAATACGATGTAGATAGTTACCAGTGAGAATAAAACGAGTATTACCGGCATACTCTTCCATAACATTACGAAGTGCTCTCTGGCCCGCGTCTGTAAAATTATCGAATTCGTCCAAAAAGATAACTTTAATTTTCCCGTCAATACTCTTAGTCTGCGCAAACGATAAGATAGAGGTACGGACTTCGTCAATACCGTTTTTTTCGCTAGCGTTAATGTACAAGTATTGGGCATCTAAAATTTCATTAACAATTACTTTAGCAAGAGTAGTTTTTCCAGTGCCTGCATTGCCTACTAAGAGTATATTCGGTATTTCGCCCTTGCGTTTACACTCTTCAACAAAGAAACGCATGGTATCAGATAAAACCATATCGGCCAGTTTAGACGGCCGATATTTTTCTACCCAAATATTTTTAAGTTGTTCGTTAATAGACATTATAGACGTACGTAAACAGGAGCAGGAACATCAGATGAACCAAAACCCTTTTCACCACGAGCAGACTCAACTACTTGATCGGTCCATTCAACATCGGCTTGAATAAGGGGGTAAACAATAAGTTGAGCTACTTTATCCCCTGGTTTAAAGGTCTGATCTTCGGTACCAAAATTATAGAGCTTAATACCCATATCTCCACGATAAGGGTTATCAATAATACCAAAATGAGGAAAAATATGCTTCTTAAAGCCTACTCCGGAACGCCCTTCAACTCGAATCCAATAACCAGGGGTAATATAACCAAGCTTAAGACCAACAGGGGCGATGGCCCAGCCTTTAGCGGGAACAACAACCTCATTAACCGCAGTAAGATCTAAGCCAGAGTCTCCAACATAAGGATCGTTATGATTGCACTTAGGAAGTACAGCTGCGTCGTGAGTCTTAACGAATTTAATAGTTACAGGAAACATATAGACGTATAGTAGAGTATAAACTTGATAAATCAATCCTTGCCATAAGTATTCTTAATGAATCCTCCGTTACCGGATAATAAACCTTCTGATAACCAGAATGTTATTAACCAAATAGATAATTTTATTGCTGGATTAAATATGCCACCGGATACTACTGTAGCAACAGCTGTAGTTACTAGAACTTCTACCACGTCCGCTATTGAAAGTGAAATGGAAACCCCTAAAACTGATGCAGAACTACAAGATTTTATTATAAAAAACTCTGCTAAATTAGCAACTTTAAGTATAAAAAGCGTACAAGATTTACAAAAAGTAACTGTTGCAACTGGAGACCCAGAGCAGATGGCGGGTTTAGCTAGTTTAATTACTGCTGGAGCTGGCGCTATTGAAACTATTAATAAAATACATATTCAGAACAAAAAAGCTGAAATAGCAAAAGATGTAAAAAAACTTGAAATAGAAGGCAAAAAGGAAATACAAAAACTTAAAAATGACGGGTATCTTAATTTACCTCAAGCTGGTACAAATATACTCATAGCAACTCGAGAAGAAATTATTAAGGAGTTAACCGGTAAAGCTAAAATTAAAGCTAAAGACTCTACCTTGCCCGACGGCGACCAGATCGACGTACAGGTGCTGGAGCGGCCTCAACAGGCACCGGAACCGGTGAAGGAGTAGTTTGTTTATTTTCTTTAGTTTTAGAATATATAGTTACCCCTACCATTGATAGTACTGTAATTCCTACTACAGTACCTATTACCCAAACAGGAGCTGTAGCAATGGTATAAGCTAGTGCAAATGAGGATATAGAAACTATACCCATATTAATACTTTTCATTAAACCTGCAGCTATAAGAAATAATATACCTACGCCTGCTAATGCTTTAACCATATACCCAATATATTCTTGACGCTGAGCTTCTTTAGCTGCTTTTAATTTATCTTCAGCTTCTCTTTTTACTCTTTCAATTTCCGCATTTTTATCTGCATTTAATTTGTCTATAGTTGCTTTATTTTCAGCTCTTATTTTTGCTTTCTCGTCTTCTTTTTGTTTAATTAGTTCAGTAGCTTTGTTGTATGCATCAGCCGCGGCCTTAGCTTCTTCAAAAAGTTTATCATATTTTTTTAAAATATCTGCATAAGGTTTTTTGCGGTCATTATCTACTTCTTGTTTAATTTGATCTTGTATAGAAGTAGGTAACGGGTCTAAACGAAACATATTTTCTTTTGCTCTAAAATAAGCTATAGCTATATCTATGTCTGCTTCTTTCTTTGCTTCAGTAGCATACAATATACCGTAATTTATTTTACTGATTTCATTAAAATTTTTATTATCTATTTCTTCTCTTTTCTTATAAGCATCAGCTAGTTCTTTTCTAAAAGTTTCGTAATCTTGCTCCATTTTTTTACGCGCTTCCTCTACTTTTTTATCCATTTCACTAAGCTGAGTAACTCCACTTTTATTGCCTTCTGCAGCAGCAACGGCGCCCGCTGTTTTACTACCACCACCTAAGCTCTTCCACGAATCTGGCATTTTTAAGCCGGGTACCATATTACAGCCAGCTAATATTAACGGAAGAAGTAATATGACTACTTTCACAAGAATACTTACAATAAAAAAGGGAGAGATTTCTCTCTCCCTCGTGTATCAATTGGCAATATAATTAATTAATATCGATAATTTTTTTGCCACCATTTTCCACTTTGTTCTTAGGAAATATCAAAGTAAGAACCCCGTCTTTCTGTTCAGCTTTTGCCTTATCCAGGTTATAGCTATTGCCAACGGTAAAGCTACGACTGAAGGTTTCCTCTTGGGATCCACCCTTGTGGATTACCTTGCGAGCGCCTTCAATCGAAACAACTCTACCTTCGACTGAGACAGTGGTTTTATCTTTGGATACACCGGGAAGATCCACCTCTACAGTGAGTTCATCCCCCTCTTTAAACCTTACAGTGTCTCCTGTACGGCTCACGTCACCCCAAAAGAAAGGATGATCGAATGGATCCCTATTGAAGAATGAATCAATAAGGGATGTTGGATTTCTATAGTTAGCTAGGTTACTATTATAGTTAGTTAGTTTTGTCATAGTAATGCGCTTACGCGCAATAATAATTATAAAACTAAAACTAAAAAATCAATTAAGATTCACAGCTCGAACATGTTAGGATTGAACGAGCTAGCTCTTGAGCGGGATTTGCCGAGCGTTGATAGTAAAGACTCTTAATACCGTTCTCCCATGCAAAGATAAGCAAGTCATTAACATCCTTTGGTTTAGTATTAGGTGGAACCATTAAATTAAGAGACTGTCCTTGATCAATATATTTCTGGCGGGCTGCTGCCTGAATAACGATCTCTTTTTGACTGATTTCTCCAAACGTCTTAAACACATCCTTTTCCTCTTGAGAAAGAAACTCAAGGTGTTGAACTGATCCACCTTTTACAAGAATAGACTTCCAAGTGCCTTCAGTATTCTTACCTTTCTTTTCTAGAAGGTTTTCAAGATAAGGATTCTTATAAGTGAACTTACCCTTAGCTAGATCTTTAACGAAGTAATTTGAATTAAGAGGTTCAACCGATGGAGATGCTTGTCCGAGAATAAACGAACTCGAAGTAGTGGGCGCTACTGCAAGGGTGGTTACATTGCGGCGTTTATAACCCTTTAGTAGCGGTGGCTCTCCAAGAAGAGTGGCTAGTTTTTCAGATGCTTCATCAGCACGTGCCCGAACAAATTTCCAAATGCGATTATTAATAAGCTTAGCTTCCATCGATTCGAACGCGATCATATTAGACTGTAGATACGTATGCCAACCGAGAGCGCCAATACCGAGTGCTCTTTGATTGATAGCAAAGTTTCTCGGGTGAGCCATAAACTTCATTTTTTCAGTTTTATCAATAAACTCAGTCATTACCGAGTCAAGAAAGTAAACAAGTGTCTCTACTGCATCGGTATCTTTCCATTCATCCCACTTTTCAAAATTTAACGAGGAAAGATCGCAAACAAATGACTCATCAGGACCGTTTGAAAGCATAATCTCGGTACAGAGATTACTATGATGAATTTTTAATTTTTTATCTTTGTATACTTCCGGAGCTTGCTTATTGGCATTATCCGTAAAGAAAATATAAGGGTAACCGGACTCAAAACGTTTTTGTATAATTTTACCCCAAATACGACGCTTTTCTTTATCCCCATCGATCATCTCCTTAAACCACCTATCATCTACGCAAACACCAATAGAAAGGTTTTGAATAGTGTCTCCTTCTTTACGGATATTAAGAAACTCTTCAATATCTTTATGATCTACCGGTAAATAGGCTGCAAACGAACCGCGACGAACATTACCCTGGGAGATATAGTCAGTTAATGATTCAAATACTGTTAATTGATGATGTACCCCAGTAGACTCTCCGCCTGAACTAATTTTTGCGCCGCGATGACGAATAGCTCCAAAGAAACCTGAAGTACCTCCACCAGCTTTAGACATAGTGCCTACTTCTGAAATTTTATAAAGAATAGCGTCCATATCGTCGTCGACGTACGAACCAAAGCATGAAATAGGCAGACCACGTTTACGACCAAAATTTGCCCATATAGGTGATGCAAGGGAGTAGAACCCTTTATGCATGTAGTTTTCGAATTTATCTGCAAATCCTTTAATGCCGAGATATTTTTCAGCGGTTTCAGCAATAT